TAACATCCCTTCAGGAACTTCACTTGAATTATTATCAGGTGGTAAAGTTGTATTAGAGGCTGGAGACGTTATAAGAATTGATTGTTCTGTAGCTGATAAACTATCAGGCACACTGTCTATAATGGAGATAACATAAGATGGCGTATATTGGTCCTTTACCTGCAGAAACATTTACATCATTTGCAACTCAAGAATTTTCAACGAGTGCTACAACCTCCTACACGTTGGATCACCCAGTTACAAATGAGAATGAACTTGCATTATTTATTAATAACGTAAGACAACAACCTGGTTCAGGTAAAGCATATACAGCTAGTGGGACTGCACTTACATTATCTGCAGCTACAGCTAGCACAGACACAATGTATGCTGTGTTTTTAGGTAGAGCATTACAAACAGTTAATCCTGCAGACGCATCTGTTGGAACATCACAATTAGCTGCTACTTCTGTTACAGCTGCTAAATTAAATAATGATATTATTTCTGGCACAACAGCTTTAGCAGAAACACCAGCAGACACAGATGAATTATTATTATCTGATGGTGGTACGTTAAAAAGAATAGATTACTCGTACATTAAATCTAGTCCAACACATACTTTATTATCTACAACAAACGCAAGTAGTAGTGCAAACGTGGATATTACGTCAAATATTAATAGCACTTATAAAGCATATATGATTGAAATAATAAATATGCATATTGCTACTAATGATACAACTTTAAGAATGCAATTTTTTCAAGGTGGTTCAGTAAATACGGGTGGTTATGATTATGTTTTTGATACTTATGCAAACCAAGCAACTTCATCAATTTATAACGACTCAAACGCAGGTCATATACTAATGACTTACGCACAACATAATGCAGCTGATGCTGATCTAAGTGGTAGAATTTTTATATATAATCCAGCAGACACCACTTTTAACACAAACTGTCTTTTTACTTTAGTTTATCAAGTTGATGGTGATAATTGTAGAATAGCAGATGGTTGTGGTAGAATAGAAAGCACTACTGCCGTTGATGGAGTACGATTTTTTATGTCATCAGGAAATATTGATAGTGGCATATTTAAACTTTACGGAATTACATAGGAGAATAAATGTCATATATAGGTAAACAACCAGTAGTAGGAAACTTTCAAAAGTGTGATGCAATATCAGTCGTTAATGGTCAAGCAGCATACAGTTTAACAGTAGGCAGTGCGGCGGTAACCCCTGAGAATGCTAATCATATGTTAGTATCTCTTAATGGTGTACTACAAGCACCCGGCGACTCGTTTACTATATCAGGGTCCACACTTACCTTCGCAAGCAATCTTGCAACGGGAGATGTCATCGACTTCGTGATTATTTTGGGTGATGTGCTAGATTTAGGTGCACCTTCAGATGGAACTGTAACTACAGCAAAACTTGCATCAGATGCAGTAACAGAAGCTAAAATAGCTGATGATGCTGTTGAAAGTGAACACTTAAATAATAATATTATATCAGGTCAAACTGCTCTAGGAGCAACACCAGCAGATACAGACGAGTTATTAGTTTCAGATGCTGGAACTTTAAAGAGAGTAGATTTTTCTTATTTAAAAGGTGGTGGAATGTGGGAGTTTATTTCATCAACAAATATCACAAGTGATACTGCACAAGTGGATTTTACTACTCTATCAACAGACTTTATAGACTTTTGTGTAGTTATAACTGATTTTCGTCCTAGTGATGATGCTGTTGAAATATATGCAAGAGTTTTTACAGGAACAGGTGGATCACAAGCAATTGTGGATAGTAATAGTTATCATTATTCAGTAATATTAAAGGACAACAGCGATGATGGTGTTCACGACACAGGTGCAGGCCAAATGAGAATATCAAGACCTATCGGAAATTCAGCTACTGAGGGAGGGGCTTTTGAAGTAGTATTTTTTAACCCTCATAGCACAACTTTTCATAAAATGATGAAAGCACACGGTGTTGTTCAAGGTACTGATTCAGGTCGAATTGGAGTTAATAATGCGGCTGGTAAATATACAGCAACAACTGCTGTAACAGGTTTTAGAATTTTTCCCTCATCAGGCAATATAAATTTAGGTAGATTTTCATTATACGGAAGAAAACATAGTTAGGAGTAGAATGTGGCAATATCTAAAGCAAATTTTAACAGTTTCAACGTTACTCCCACAGCGAGTAAGTTTATAACATTTAACTCTAGTAACAATGGGTTAGCTGCGGATGATGTTGGTGGTAATCTACAACTTATATCTACTACAACCGCTAGTGATAGTTCAACAATTTCAATAACTAGTGGAATAGATACTACTTATAAAGAGTATGTAATAAAAATGATTAACGTTCATCCAGGCACTGATAACGTTGATTTTAGAATGAATCTATCAGTGGATGGCGGAAGTAATTATAATGTTGCAAAAACAAGTCATTTTTTTAGAGCATCACACCAAGAAGATGATGCTGCTGCTAGTTTAGATAATGCTACAAGTCCTGATTTAGGAAATGCTACAGGTGTTCAGGCCATTTCTGGATTGACAGTTGGCGGTGATAATGATCAAAGTTTATCAGGAGAAGTTCGTTTGTTTAATCCATCAGGTACAACATTTGTTAAATTTTATAATGCAACAACACAAACATATTCAGCTAATGGTGATGCTTCAACACAATGTTTTGTTGGTGGGTATGGTAATACAACCTCTGCCATAAATGCTATTCAGTTTACAATGTCATCTGGTAATATACAATCTGGAACATTTAAATTATATGGAATTTTATAATGGCACTTACTAAATTTAATTTTAATAGTTTTGATTTAACGACTGTTGCAAGCACAGGATTAGCTTTTAATTCTAGTGCTAATGGATTTGATACAGCAGCTGCAGGGGCAATGACATTAATTTCCACTAGCACTGTTTCATCATCTGTAAGTCAAGTTGATATAACTTCAGGTATAGATAGCACCTATGATACTTATGTATTTAAATGTTTTGATATTCACCCATCTAATGATCACGCTATTTTTGGTTTTAATCTTAGGGATGGTGGTAGTAACTTTGATGCAACAATACAAAGTACATCGTGGTATGGTGGTCACAATGAAGCTGCTAATGCCACAGGGTTAACTTATAACGCTGGACAAGATTTAGCAAATAGCACAAATCAAAAACGTTTAGGTGATACAGGTAATGCTAATGATGAATCTTTTTGTTGCACAATGTACCTATTTAGTCCTAGTTCAACGACATTTGTAAAACACTTTATAGCTCAAATAAATTGTACGGATGGTTATGATTATGCGATGAATCACTTTAACGCTGGATATGCAAATGTTACAGCTGCCATAGATGGTATAAGATTTACTTTTTCTGCTGGTACGATAGATGCGGGCACAATTAAAATGTATGGGATAACAAAATAGTGGCTCTTAATAAATTAAAATTTAACAGTATAAATGTTACACCAGCTGCTAGTAAAGCCATAAGATTTAATTCAAGTGCTAATGGTTTAGAAACAGCAGATGCTGGGGGTAGTTTAGTTAAGATAGCTGCTACTACTGCAAGTTCAAGTTCATCTATTTCTTTTACTTCTGGAATTGACAGTACGTATAAAGAATATATTTTTATATTTAATAGAATACACCCATCTGCTTACGCATCTTTACAATTTCAAACTTCAACAGATGGTGGTTCATCTTATGGAGTAACTGTAACTTCAACTGTTATACAAACTACTCACGATGAAAGTGGTTCTTCTAGTTCTCTTGCTTATGAAACAGGTTTAGACTTAGCGCAATCAACTAATTTTCAAAATTTAGGAAATGGTGAAGCAAATGATAATGATGCTGGTAGTTCAGGGTTTTTACATTTATTTGACCCAAGCAACACTACTTTCGTCAAACATTTTATAGGTGCTTACTCAACTTTTGATACTGCACCAACTTTAATTGTTGAGAGAGTAGCTGGTTATTTTAATACAACATCAGCTATTAATGCTATTCAATTTAAGATGTCATCAGGTAACATAGACTCAGGAACTATCACAATGTATGGAGTTAAATAATGGCTTTAAATTTTTGTAACAATAATTCTTTATCAGCTATAACTTCGATACCTGCAGCTATTAGTGGTGGTGCTTTAAATTTAATATCTACACAGACAGCTAGTAGTAGTTCTTCATTGTCTTTTACAAGTGGCATAGATTCTACTTATAAAGAATATATTTTTAAATATATTAATATACACCCATCAGCAAATATACCAATGTGGACTTTTCAAGGTTCAACAAATGCTGGTAGTAGTTTTGGAGTTACAATAACATCTTCAAATTTTAATGCTTATCACGCAGAAGATGATTCAGAAGCTACTCTTGAGTATTCAAGTGGTGGTGACTTAGCACAATCAACTAACTATCAAAGACTTTTAACAGAAGTTAATTATTCAGATGATGGAAGTGTATCAGGCACTTTACATTTGTTTGAGCCATCATCAACTACTTTTGTAAAACATTTTATTGCAACCTCACAAGGTATGTTTGGACCAACTTCTAATGCTTATAGTTGGAATCAGTATGTTGCTGGATATTTTAACACAACGTCTGCAATAGATGCGATTGATTTTAAATTTAGTTCAGGCAACATAGATAGTGGGGTTATAAAATTATATGGCGTTAGTTAAATATAATAATAGATCTATATTAAATGTAACCGCTTTAGGTAGTATAACAAGTGGTGATATGAATTTAATTACAACTAACACAATATCATCAGGAGTATCATCATCTTCTTTTACTTCAAATATTGATAGCACTTATGATACTTACGTGTTTAAATTTATAAATATGCATCCAGCTAATGATACACCAAATTTTCAAGTTAATTTTAGAGATGGTAGTTCAGCTTTTGATGCTACAAAAACTACAACAACTTTTGCAACTCAGCACAATGAAGCTGGTAGTTCAACAGATTTAAGTTATCAAACAGGACATGATATAGCACAAGGAACAGGTTATCAATCTTTAACAAGAAATACAGGTAACGCAAATGATGAAAGTGTTAGTGGTTATTTATTTTTATTTTCTCCGTCTAACACAACATTTGTAAAACATTTTATATCTGAAACAAATAGTTATTTTGGAAATGATCAAACAGAAAGATTATTTATTGCTGGATATTGTAATGTAACTGCTGCTATTGATGGTGTAGATTTTAAGTTTAGTTCAGGAAATATAGATAGTGGTGTAATTAAAATGTATGGATTGAGTAAATCATAATGTCTTTAATAACTTTAAATAATAGAGCATTAAAAGATGCAACAGCAGTTGGAACAACAACAGGTCTTGGTAATTTAGTTTTTATATCAAGATCAACAGCTAGTTCATCATCAAGTGTAAGCATTACATCAGGAATAAATAGCACCTATAAAGAGTATATATTTTTTTTTAATAATATACACCCAGCTACTGATAATATTACTTTTCAATTTAATCTTAGTGCAGATGGCGGTTCAAATTATAATGTAACTAAAACAACAACTTACTTTCACGCAACACATTTAGAAAATGATTCTGCTACTCTTTTTCAATATGATGCCAATGAAGATTTAACACAATCAACAAGTTATCAAGACCTTGCTATAAATGTTGGAAATGATAATGATCAAGGTTGTTCTGGATATTTGCATTTATTTGACCCCAGCAATGTAACGTTTGTCAAACATTTTATGGCTAATTTTAATACTTATCACAAAGCTGATTATAGTGTTAATGAATTTATAGCTGGTTATGGAAATACAACATCAGCAATTAACGCGATAGACTTTAAATTTGCATCAGGAAATATAGATTCAGGCACAATAGATTTATATGGGGTAAATTAGGCTTTTACAACTATATGAAATAGTATATAAACAAAAAACAAGGAGAACAAATATGCCTAGATTCAAGATGGTTAACGGTGAGCGTATTCAGCTTACAGCTGCAGAAGAAGCAGCAAGAGACGCTGAAGAAAAAGCGTGGGCGGATGGTGCTGTAGCAAGAGCACAAGCTGCTTTAAGAACTAAAAGAAATCAACTTTTAGCAGAGACTGACTATTACGCATTATCTGATGTAACAATGTCGGATGATATGAAAAACTACAGACAGTCGCTTAGAGATTTTCCAGCTGGAAAAGACACTGTTGATAAATGTAATAACGCTACTTGGCCGACTAAACCATAAGGCATAGGAAATCACTATGCTGCAAAAAGTTAAATTTGCTC